CTGGATGGGTCACGAAGATAATTAGATGCAACCCAAGGTTTGCTGCTAATGTACATTTTGTAAGCAGTAAAAGTGTCGATGCTTGTGTCAAGTTTAAACTCATCTGGCATAGCGCGAACAAAGGGTTTAGGGTCTTTTCCAGATCTACCTGTGGGATCTCCAAATGGGAAAATTTGGTTTGCATGTGATAGTGCAGTAAGACAGGTGTGGATCTTTTGGTATCTATGTGAATACTCTTCACATAGGGCAAGACCATGACGAATCAACCACCTCCAGTTGAGCACATAGTCATTTGCCCATTTAGTACAAGGATGATTACGAAATGCACCTTTCTCAGTTGCATAAGGGTTACCGTCTGCTTTGGGAAGCGTACCAAATCCATGACCCCACTTGTCAGATGCAACAATAGATAGCATTTGACAGCATTCAAGTGGCATCTTAACAATGTGTTTATCAGGGAGAACTTTAGCACAGGCAACAGGGTCAGGGTCAGTAACAAAGATGTTCATAGTTTACCATTCCATTGCTTCGGAAACAGTTGGGAATTGTTCTTTGAAAATTTCACGACATGCATTAGCGATGTCCATGTGTTCTTTCTGAGTACCGTGGGCGGACCTCAGATCGATGTAATGAAGCCAAGACCGAACACTGCCGGTCATGTAGATACGAGTCGGACAAGCGAGAGGCAGGACAAAGCGAGCACACTCTTTTGCGACTCCGACATCCAGAAGGTTTTGATAGAGTGCAGAAGCATCATCAAAGTGTTTCTGGATCTTCTTCTGATACTGTTCAACAACACCAGGAGGAAGGTCATCAGTTGAGTTCTGACGATTCTTAGTATCTTGACGGCGTAGTTCGGGGATAGGAATGTTATCAGTCAACAGACTTACATCTGCATACCGTTGTGAAAATTCCTGATATGTGAAGCTACGATGACGTAGGATCTGAGCTGCGATACCACGGGTAGTCTCAATCTCCAGAGTCATGAATGCTTGTTCAAACACAGACCAGTGTTGGTGTTTGATGCAGTAGCGAAGCAGACCCGCATAGTTGGGGTTGGGTTGGTTGTTAGGATTGGAAACCCTAGCAACATAAGCCATTGTCTTCTCAGCATCAGGTGTGACCGAGACAAGTTTAACCGTCATAGTTTTCTCCGAACATGATGTAATTCTAACATTAAGCGCTTATTATGTCAAGAAAAAACCCCCGTTAGGAGGCTTTGTTGATATGTTTTCTGTTTTTCTTCAGTAGTTTCATCTCGATCTTGATTCGTTGGTAAGCATCTTCTGGTGAGATCTTACCACCCATCTCCATACAAGTGATCACTTCAACTCTACGAAAGAATTGTACTAAAGCAACATCTAAGGTTTTCATTTTTTTTCATCCTTCTTTGGGTTCCAAAGTTTCGGATTGACTCTTCCTTCAGTTTGATCGAATCTCTTAAAGTCATGTTTATAAAGATCCCAATAATAATCAAATAATTCTACCTGTTTACTGCAGGTTGCGATATCGTAACTAGTCTCTCCATCTTCAACATATGTCACCAAGTAGGCTGTATAAGGCAGGGATCTGTCTTGAGCAAGGTCTGGATGGCATTTTTTGTGGAGAATCTTTACTCCTTTCTTCAACTGCGATTCCCCCACTCGATGTCGGGGTATGCCTCATCAATACAAGCTTTGGTTACTTTGTATTTCTTTTGAAGTTTTTTATCTTTTACCAAACAGATAAGAGCTGCTTCAGCAGAACTGAGACCTTCAAGCATTTGAATGAACATCCTTTCGCGAGTAGTTCTCTGTAGTGAATCATTACCACCTTTTACAAAGTGGAACAGTTTACGATACTCTTGCAGAAGACGAGTGTGTTCTGTACCAACTGGTGCATCATTTGGTGTGTAAGGCACATCTCCCTCAGGAAGCATGGACTTTACACTGTCATCATAATTCCAAATCAGGATAGAGACAAGGGCATCAGTACGAAGATCTTTTAGAATTTTGATCTTCTGTGCTTTTGTTTTAGCGTTAGATACCTTTTGCAATACTTCTGAAAGAAGCATTTGGTCCTTTTGTAATTCAGCCATGGTTTAAAAATCCTCCAAGTTATTCATGAGTGAAGTCAATTCGTTCTTGACGAAGTAGTCAATCGACAACTTTGTTTTATCATTACTATTTAACACTTTAAATTTATCGACAATTTCCTGTCGAAGTGTTACAGGCATACAGTCAAGATCAATCAGTGTCTTGTTTCTCTCATAGTTATCTAGTTTCTCCTGTGTATTACAGAATACAGAAGGACTAGAATAAATCCACTTCTCCAAGTTCTTCTTACTTATTGGTCGTTGCCTTTTGTTGGTAACGAAAGTATCATCAGAAGAAAGGAAGTTAGGGATACCATCAGAGCGATCACCTTTGATGATGTGTTCTGCGATGTATTCAATAGGATCTACATCTTTAACAAAATGTTTTTGAAGAGGGTTGTACTGACTAACAGTAGAGAACTTCTTGAGTTGAATGAAGTCTTTATCACCAGAAAGGATTAGTACCTTTTCATCTGATGTCTCTGAAGAATACTTACACAGAGCACTGATGATGTCATCTGCTTCAGCACCAGATACTTCCATTACAATGTATGGGAAGTTGTCTCTAATCTCATCACGAATCTTGTTCAGAACTTCAAAGATTGCGTTCCAATCGTGATTAGATTTTTCTCTGTCTTTCTTTCTATTTTGTTTATAGAAAGGAAAATAGTCCTTGCGCCAATAGTGTTTACTATCGTAGCAAAGGACCATGTTTCCATACTCTTCCCTGAACTTTCTATTGTAAGATCTCAGGGAATTGAGTACCATATGTCGGACTAGTTTTTCATCTAGTTTGTCACCGACTTTAATCTGCATCATCAAGTTACTGATCATGCACTGATTCATGTCAACGAGAATCATGATCTTAATTCATAGGTCATCATCGTCATCAAAGTCTTCTTCTGACAAAAAGCTTAGTGTTAACAGTTCAGACTGATCAACAGTGCCATCAGGGTTTAGCATTTCTGGATGTGTGACTGCTTTTGCATATGCAGCATTATCGATGAAGGCATCGATATGATCCTTGGCGACCCAAGAGGTTACAGTTCCCATGAGAAATGCTCCGAGAACTACGAACACATAAACAGCTATCATCATTGGTTTACTCCCTGTGTTTGTTTCTATTGAGAAAAAGTGTGTCCCCCTATAGTTCTATGATTATTTAGAAACTAACACAGAAGCGAAAGACTTGATTGATTTCCTCTGTATTATACTATGGGTTAGGGGGTTTGTCAAATAACTCGTCTGTCCTGCAGGTAATGCAGTGTGTCCTTGAATCCGCCGACGTGAGTCGAACCAAAGTTCACCTGGGGAAAGGTAGCACCTTCTCCAAACTCATCGTAGAATTGTTCTTTAGTAAAATCTTTTTCGTATTTGTATTCAAGATAATCGATGTCCAAATTGTCAAGTAACATTCTGGCACGGTCGCACCACTGACAATTTTCTTTTGAATAGAGAACTGCGTTTTCTGTCATTTGTTTTCGTGATCGTATTCAATTACAATTTTTTTGTGATGTGTAGTACGGTCAGAGCACTCAAGGTAATGTGCTTTACCATCTAAAAGTTCTTCGATTTTCTCTACTAAATTTTTAGCAATATTCAGTTTAGTCACGTTGTCTCCAGTCATCAGGTTTATCGCGTTGGAACCAGTCTACAATTTCATCAGCACCTTCAAACCCCGTTCTATGATTAGATGGGTCGGGGTCTCCTAGTCCCATCTTATTCATAAAATCGTCGATACTGCCCTCCTCAATCCCATTAGACTGTCGGCGTGCTTTGTTCAACCAATCTCTAGCAGTTGTATGAGCTTTGGCAAGTTTCTCTGCCCAGATCATATCTTCTAGTTTTACTTCTTCGTTGTTAGCAATCTTTTTGCAGATGAACTCCAGTCGGAGTCGATACTGGGTTGAAAGCATGTTAGTTCTTTTTGAGTTTGTCTTTTAAATCAAGAACTTTGTTGACTTCATTAACTGCATTTGTCATTCTATCTCCTAGAATGCACATAATGTCTTCGTAAATAACTTCGTTGTCAACGTAATCCTCGAAGTATTTATCAATCGCTTCCTTAAGATAACGATACCTATGCCACTCAGGTGAATAAGGTTTGTAGTTCATGACAAAATGATTTTCCCATATTATACAAAAAAAGAAGAGGGCTGTCAACCCCCTCCATGTTCGTGATTGTCAAGTTTGGATTCAAGGTGAGCAATCCGAACAATCAATTTCAAATTATCTGCTTCAAGATCACATAGTCTTTCACTAAGTTGATTGATCTTATCATCAATACTTAGATGTTCGTTTTTAATACTCGGTGCAAAGAATTCTTTGACCGCTTTTTTTAATTTCTTTTTCATTAGTCTAACTCCCAACAGGTAGAACGTGCTAACTCAGGGTTTTTTTGTAATGCTCTATGAACATGTCCATGAACATCTTGATCTAAAGTGTGATGTGCTCTAGTATGGACAAATTCAATAACCCCAAGAGATCCACAGATCAGTAGATTCATGATAGTCAGAGGGTGGAGAAGGTAGCGCATAAAAAAAGGGGTCCGTAGACCCCTATATTATATCACACTGTCAAGTGATCAGAAGTTGTACTTCACGCCCAACTTACCGCCGTAACCACGGTCGATGGCATCGTCACCAGAACCGATGAAGGAGACTTCACCATAGACACCAACAGCATCGGTAACAGCAACACCAATACCTGCCTTACCAGAAGGAACAGTGTCATCAGAACCACCGTCAGGAGCGACCAGACTAGCGCCACCTTGGACGTAGTAGGAACCACTTTCACCCAGGGCACCTTCGTAGCCAACGTGGAAATCGGTAGTAGCGCCAGTGTAGTCAGAACCAGTCCAACCAGCATTCGTTTCTACATTGACGTAAGGGCCTGCAATTGCAGCACCAGCGAAGAGAGGAGCAGCTGCAACAGCAGCGAAGAAAGATTTGATCATTTTTTGTACCTTTAGATATTCTCGTAGAGTTCAACCTACGGATGATAGGAACTTCGACATAGTTCCGTAGTTAAGTATACCCTTGTAACAAATATTGACACAAGGTTAAGTATTTATACTAACAGATTTTTTCAGATCTGTCAAGCAACGCGACCAGCGACTGATTCAGAAGGAACCTTCTCAACCAACTGGTCCTGAAGATTATAGTACAGATGGTGGTTTTCTGTCAAGACATAGTACCCAGTTAATTTTTCACCATCATCGGTCCACCCATATGATAGAACTCGCTCATTAATATCATGATCGTCGAGCAGTTTATCTGTGTGTAGATAGTGACCGTATGTCTGGTGCAAATTCTTCATGTGATTACTGGCAAAAAAACTGGGTAGAACCCCCTTATTTTATAAGAGTTCTACCCTAATTTGTTTATATTTAAGAATGTTTTTAGATTTGCGTATTATGTCTTAGTAGACTCTTCACCCGATTGTGTCATCAATGCGGCACCCACAAAAGTACCGAGTAAAATACCAACTGTTGCGAGAAGTGCCATCTTAAAATATGCAAGGAGATAGTTATTTATACTTAAGACTCTGAGTTTTATTGATAATTATGATCTTTTCACCATCATGTGTGAATTGCAACTCATCATCAGGATCCCAAAGGAGTTCCTCATATAAGTCATCAAGTTTTTGGATGTCTTCCCAGAGTGCATCAGGATTCGGCATGGTGTTGCTTCAGTTCAGGGTTTGGTTGAGATGGAACAGTTGGATTGCGATCAAGATTTTTGATCACGATGAACGCATCTTTATTATATTTAACCGTTCCCTTATGTGGAGCCCATTTAGTACCAGCACCATCAATCATATAGACTGATGATCCTGCGATTTCAACAACTACATTATCATAACAATCCCATCCTAGTTTTGCGATGGTATCTTTAATGTTGTCATGTATTGCCTTCATCAAGGCAGTTGATTTCCGTTGTGCGATAATAGAATCATCCATAACGTCTTCATCAGGATCAAGTTTTCCAATCATCAGTAAAGTGAGTCCTCTTGTTCAGTTTTAATTGTAACATCAGAAGTAGGATATGCAACACAGGTGAGCACAAATCCTGTTTCAATTTGATCATCATCTAGGAAAGACTGATCAGACTGATCTACTGTGCCGGATACAATTTTACCCGCACATGTCGAGCAAGCACCAGCACGGCACGAATAGGGTAGGTCAATACCCGCTTCGTCAGCCGCATCGAGAATGTACTGATCGTCCTCACAGGTAATGGCATTCGAGGTGCCGTCGGGAGAGATGAGAGTAACATTGAAAGTCATTAAACGTAGTGTGTGAACGAACCTAGATTTTACAACTAATTGTGTCTTTTGTCAAATGGGGTTTGTCGCTGGAACCATCATGCCACCACCAAGATCATCGTCATCATTATCAATATCAGTATTAAAATTGATTATCAACCATGCGAACCCGAATCCTATGATTACAGATGCCAACACATCCATTACCAGACTCCTGGGATAAGTTGTCCTGTAGTTGCGTATGCACCGAATGCTGCAATGATACCGATCATTGCTGCCCAACCATTAAAACGTTCTGCTGTTTCGTTCATTGTAAATCTCCGATAAAAATTTAGTGATAAAAGTGCGGGAATCATCAGATGCCGAAGGCACCGAAGAAGAAAATACTACCAGTGGTAGCATAAGAAATAACTGCTGCAACAAAACCAAGCATCGCAGTGCGACCATTCAGTTTCTCAGCACGTTCTGCATATGTCTCGTAACCATAACGCTCAGCGTCGGTCTTAGAAACATACATCTGAGGTTCTTTGGCAAACATATTCTGTTGGCCATACTCATTCGTTGTTACGGTCATTGTCTTATGTAAAGAACTGTTACTATTATATAGTAAACTTTACATTTTGTCAAGTTTTGTAAAATGTCGGTAAGAGGACTTGAACCTCCACAGCATAAAGCCACTGGAACCTAAACCCAGCGCGTCTACCAATTCCGCCATACCGACTAGGTGGGGACGGTCAGTCCCCAAAAGCCATGCACGCCACTTGTTCTTTGACAGGAAACAAGAAACCTGGCGGGAGGTTATCCCATCCGCACCACTTGTTCTTATGGAAAAACAAGAAACCCGAGGGGTCGTAAAACCCATCCCGACCAGGGCAAGTTTATAGTCTGTCCGAGACTAGAGCCAATTAACGGACTTGAACCGTTGACCTGCTGTTTACAAAACAGCTGCTCTATCCAACTGAGCTAAATTGGCACGAACTTGAGATGACCATGTTTGGAACCCCAAACAATGTCTCTCTTAACTGGATCAACACCCACATCAATGATGTTGTATTGACCTTCACTAATACGGATGTCACAAAGTTGATATGCTTTAATGTTACCAACTTCTACCCAACAATCTTGGCATGTATTATGACCGTACCATTCACCATCGTCTTGCAATTCAAAAACTAAATCACAACCTTGGCGGTATTCCATGTCTTTACTATACATTCTGGAATAGACTTTGTTACCATCGTAGGTAAACTTGGTGACATACTCTTTATAAGGTTTATCTTCTTCAAACTTATACGCTTGAGTACACCTGAAGGTATCCGTGTCAATCTTCTCGTTCTTGATCACGATCCAGGACCACTGAGAACCAGACTTTGCCTGTTTCTCGTTTTCAAAAGTACCTTCAAATAGTTCTTCAAATGTCATTAGTTTGTTTCAGATAAATTAGCAAGCATCGTCATGATTATGCTGGTAATGGAAGTCGTTGATGATTTCCTTTGCATCCTCAAATTCCTTCGCAGGAACCATTGCAACCAGTTTACCATCTTCGTGTTCAATAAAGAACGTTTCTCCTGCTTCACATCGATCCATATAGTGATCCATGTTTGCTTCCATGTCTTTAATTTTGATGATCTCTGGCATTAATAGTCCTCAATTATTTGGGGAGTCGGGGTGACAGGATTTGAACCTGCGACATCCTGCTCCCAAAGCAGGCGCGCTACCAAACTGCGCTACACCCCGTCAATAGAATTCTTCGACTCTTCGACCGTCCAGGTAAGCAATAACTTCGGAACGCCATTCAAGAAGTTCATTATAACATTTCTGTTCGTGTGCATCTTGACGTAGTTCGTGGTCTGGTTTCAGTACGCTTTCGTAAAAGATGTGAAATGCATCTTTACGCTTTTGTTCTTTCGTTGTGCTGTCCCAGTCCATTGAAGTATTCCTCCAGGTTGTTTAGTTGAATCCAGTCTTCGGCGTGATCATAACAATCAAACCATACAATTTTTCCCTTATAACAAAGATAAAATCGTCCTGTAAAACTATCGAAATCAATCATGTGAATTCAATCTATGTATATACCGAGAAGACCTCGGTAACTGGCCCACCTGGGATCGAACCAGGGACATTCTGATTAACAGTCAGACGTTCTGCCGCTGAACTATAGGCCAATGACATTACACTTATCCTTATACTATGTGGGCGCTACACCCAGTATACTGACAGTTTGCAATGGAGTAAGACGCAGGTCCTCCGCGAATATCCAAAGGGGGCTGATTCCAAACTTGCAGGACAGTGATGGTCCTGTTGCTGAGTGGCACCTTTGGTTGGAACGTCTCAAGTTCCTAACGACTCAGGTAGGACTCGAACCTACGACCGACTGCTTAGAAGGCAGTTGCTCTATCCAACTGAGCTACTGAGTCAAGATAAATATTTTACAAGGTTCGTTCTATGCTGTCAAGATGTACATAGTAAAGAAACTCAATGGACAAGGAGAATGGATTTATTTAGTAGCAGATTCTCAGTGGTCCAAAGAGAGTAAATTTGCTAGAAAGTTTTCAACTGAGGGGGCAGCTACTTATGCTGCAGACCCCAATGGAATCTATGAGTTGGAGATAGAAATAGTCTAGTCCCAGTTAGGCATATATTCGATTGAGAATACTTCATCATCTTCACAATCAGGATCAAACCATTCTGCAAACTCTTGGTGAATGGAATAAGCGTCTTCAGCACATTTCAGAGGATCTCTCTTGACACCATCACAAAGAGAATGAATACGATCCACTGCCCAGTCGTGAGTCAGCTCTACGGTTTCTTCCAAAGTTTTCATATCATACCAGTTTTAGTTTTTTGTGGTAATCATAGGCATACAGTTCTCTGTTACCTTTGATACCCCATCCTAACCAATAGTAAGCGGGAACCATGTATTGGCGGACAGTTTGTCCATTGCCCTCAAACATAGGCAGATACCGCTGGAAGATATTCTCGTTAATCATATAACGGGTCTGACCTTCCAGACTGCTAGGGTCACAAGAATACTTCTCACAGAACTTACCAAGTCCATTATAGCGTCCTATTGAGGTCCACTGAATAAGACCATAACCACCGCTATGGCAATCCCTGTAAGAAACTCTAGCCCCTCCCTCGCATATGTTGGGAAGGAACTTGCTTTCCTGTTTAATGTTACCCATGATCGTTGCAAGAGCATTACGATCTGAAATGCGGGTGTGTTCTTGGAGTTGTGCGAGGACATACTGTTCGTTAGGTGTGCAATCCTCACACTTCCAGGATGCTTCGTAAGGGATTACAGGGAGAGGTTGAATCTCAGGTGCCTCCTTTGCATTGGGAATCTGGGAACCAGTAAGACCCACAGTAAGGGCAGTACCAGCAATCAAAAATTTAGCAATCAAAGTAATCTTTCCTGTAATAACGTCCGAGGATGTTGCTATTATAGTACGCAGGCGTTCCATCGTCAAGTGCCTCCGTCAGAACGTTGTGGAGGAAGAGCTGTCGGGTCTCTTCGTAGTTGACCCTTCCAGGTGTCCTGTGCAAGCTGAGGATTTCTCTGGTGAAACATTCCTTTCCAAAGAGTTTGATGTCGTCCTTGAGTTCTGGACATGATCCATAATACCGCTTCCAATCACTTTCACTTGTAACTCTCCTCTTACCCCCTCTAGGTTTTCTTTTTTGCCAAAAATACTTTCGCCCAATGTACTGTCGTTCGTTGGACTGATTGGTAATTTTATAAACAAAACCCCAGTTGTCCCCAATAAGGCTCCCATCAAACACGGAGCCCATATATCTCCAAGGGTTTGGGTAAATCTCTTCCACATTTTCATAATGAAACCTAGATTATTTATCTGTCGTATTTGTATTTCATTGCCATAAGAAACCAGGAATCAGTCAAACACTTTGGACCATCCATAATAATACGTGCCTGCTTCTCCGTTACTGACGGATCAGCAAGGGCACGTCTTTTCCATTCTGGCAATTCACTCATAACTGGAATCCAGCGAAGGTGTCCTTCTTCACATCTTGCTTGATACCACCAACAACATATGACTCAACCTCAGTCTCCTGTGGAGCAACCTGAAGACCCTTAGAAGAGATCCAGTGCTGTGTCCAAGGCAGAGGATTGTTCTTTGCAGGGATATCATAAACTGGTTTGAGACCGATTGCCTTCATACGACGATTAGCAATCCACTCAACATATTGCTGAAGAAGTTTGTCATTCAGACCGATCATCGATCCATCCTTAAACAGGTAGTCTGCCCAACGCTTCTCTTCGTTTACAGCACGATCAAACATAGAGTAAACATACTCTTGCTCTTCTTTAGCAATCTGCTTCATCTCAGGATCATCACCTGCCGCCCACTTGTTCAGAATGTTCTGGGTGATTGCCAAGTGTTGGTTCTCGTCTCTTGCAATAAGGGAGATAATCTTAGCGGATCCCTCCATAAGCTTGAGTTCGCCAAATGCAAAAGAACAAGCAAAACTGACATAAAAGCGAATGCCTTCCAGTATGTT